CTACAGCGCCGATGCGCTGAACGGCAACGCTATCCGCATGGGAGTCGAGCGGGATGGTTGGGGTCGAGCCGTGGCCTATCACCTCTGGAGCCGCAACCCGCTCGACAGCCAGCACGGACTGCAGCGCCAGGAACGTATGCGCGTACCTGCATCTGACGTAATCCATCTGTTCGTCCCGGACTGGCTGGTGCAGTCGCGCGGCGTGCCCTGGGCCCACACCGCGATGGGCCGCCTGAAGATGCTCGGCGCCTACGAGGAGGCGGCGCTGGTCGCCGCCCGGGTCGGCGCGGCGAAGATGGGGTTCTATTCCGAGACGGCGCCGGATGCCCGGATCGAAGACGAGGAACCAGGTTCCGGCGAGGCGACCGACGCGCTCGGCAACACCCTGCGCGATGCCGAGCCGGGGCATTTCGAGCGGTTGCCGCCGGGTACCACTTTCGAAGGCTGGGATCCGACCTATCCGAATGGCGAGCTGCCGATCTTCGTGAAGGCGATGCTGCGCGGCGTCGCCGCCGGCCTGGGGGTTTCGTACAACACGCTGGCGAACGACCTGGAGGCGGTGAACTACAGCTCCATCCGGGCCGGCCTGCTCGACGAGCGCGACAACTGGCGCCTGCTGCAGCGCTGGATTATCGCCGACCTGCATGAGCGGGTGTTCGAGGATTGGCTGGCGACTTCAATGCTGAAGGGCGCGGTCAAGCTGCCGATGTCCAAGTTTGCCAAGTTCAACGCGCCGGTGTTCCGGCCGCGCGGCTGGCCCTGGGTCGATCCGGAGAAGGACATCGACGCCGCCGGCAAGTCGGTGGCGCTCGGTGTCGACAGCCGCACCGCCATCGCCGCCCGCCAGGGCCGTGACTTCCGCGAGGTGGCCGACGAGATCGCCGCGGAAGAGGCCTACGCCAAGTCCAAATCGGTCGATGTCTCGGTGCCGCGCAAGACGGCTCCGGCTGCCGCCCAACCATCCCAGCAGGGGTAGTCGCACATGAATGCTGTCGTTGCGCCGGTTCCCGGCCACGGCGACGCGCGCGCTGAATTCCGTGCCCGCGTCTCCGCCGGTGAACCGCTCCACCTCGCGCCGCAGACCCGCACGATCATGCTCGATCGCGCGGCATTGGACGCCACCACGCGCAGCATCGAGATCAGCTTCTCGTCGGAGACGCCCGTCGAGCGCTGGTGGGGCACCGAGGTGCTGGGCCACGACCGCGCCGAGGTCGATCTCGGTTTCATGGGCTCCGGCCGGGCACCGCTGCTCTACCAGCACGACCCCAATCGTCTGATCGGCGTGGTCGAGCGGGCCTGGATCGGCAGCGACCGCAAGGGCCGCGCCGTGGTCCGCTTCGGCAAGAGCGACATCGCCGAGCGGGCGCTGCAGGACGTCGCCGACGGCATCCTGACCAACGTCTCCGTCGGCTACCGCATCGACAGCATGAAGCTGATCGCCGAGGACGACACCGGCGAGACCTACCGGATCGACCGCTGGACCCCCATGGAGGCCAGCCTGGTCAGCATTCCCGCCGATGCCAGCGTCGGCGTCGGCCGTTCCGACACCCCAGACCGGACCTACCCGGTCGCAATCACCCGGGAGACCAAGACCATGACGACTCAAGCCATCGCTGAGCCGGCAACGCCGGCGCCTGTTGTTGCGGCGACTGTCGCTGCGGCCGTCCTCTCGGCCGAAGACCGCTCCAAGGCGATTGCCGAGGCCCAGGCCGGCGAGCGGAAGCGCGTGGCGGAGATCTCCGCCATCGGCTCGAAGTTCAACAAGCGCGACCTGGCCGACAAGGCGATTGCCGAGGGCACGCCCGTCGATTTCTTCCGCGGCATCATGCTCGATGCCGTCGGCGCCGAGGGCTTCCAGGCCAGCTTCCAGCGCGACCATGAGATCGGCCTGACCCCCAGGGAGCGCCGCCAGTACAGCCTGACCCGCCTGGTGCGCGGCTTCATGGAACGCGGCCTCAACGGCAAGGGCGCCGAGTTCGAGATCGAATGCAGCCAGGCCGCGGCCAAGGAATACGGCGTCATGCCCCGGGGCTTCTTCGTCCCCCGCGACGTGATGTTCCGTGGCCTGGACGACCTGCCCGGCCTGCAGCAGCGCGACCTGGTGGTCGGCACCGCCACCGCCGGCGGCAACCTGGTGGCGACCGAGCTCCTGTCCCAGAGCTTCATCGAGCTGCTGCGCAATCGCATGCAGGTCAAGCAGATGGGCGCCACCATGCTGTCAGGCCTGGTCGGCAACATCGCCATCCCCAAGCAGAGCGCCGCCGGTACCGCCTACTGGGTGGGGGAGAACGCTGCCGGCACCGAAAGCCAGCAGACCGTGGCGCAGGTCACCATGACGCCGAAGACGGTGACCGCCTTCACCGACTTCGGCCGGCAGCTCATGCTGCAGGCCTCGCTCGACGTCGAGGCCTTTGTCCGGAACGACCTGTCCAAGATCCTCGCCCTGGCGATCGACCTGGCTGCCATCCATGGCACCGGCGCATCGAACCAACCCACTGGCATTGCGGCCACCGCGGGCATCGGCTCGGTCGCCGGCGGCACCAACGGCGCCGCGCCGACCTGGGACAACGTGGTCGATCTGGAGACCCAGGTTGCCGGCAGCAATGCCGATCTGGGTGCGCTCGGCTACCTGACCAACTCCAAGGTCCGCGGCAAGCTCAAGCGCACCCAGAAGTTCGCCTCGACCAATGGCGATCCGGTCTGGGAGGTGAAGTCGTCCTACGCGCCCATGGGCGAGATGAACGGCTACAAGGCGGGTGTCAGCAACCAGGTCAGCTCGGGCCTGACCAAGGGCAGCTCGTCGGGCATCTGCTCGGCGGTGTTCTACGGCAACTGGGCCGATCTGATGATCGGCGAATGGGGGACGCTCGACGTCACCATCGATCCCTACACCGGCTCGACCGCCGGCACGGTGCGCGTGGTGGTCTTTCAGTCGGTGGATGTCGCCGTGCGCAACGCGGTCAGCTTTGCCGCGATGCTCGACGCGTTGACCACCTAAGCCGCCTGACGCAGGCCGAAAGACATTGGTCGTCTCGGCCTGCGTCGGCGCATTCCACTTGGCGCACAGTCAACCTTCCATAAGCTCCGCGAGCTCGAATTCGGACAGGCCGACAGTGAACGTGCCCTGTTGGATCCGCACACGATCGAGTACGGGCGCAAAGGCGGTTTCATAACCCTGCACTGCCCTCCGCACTGCCTCGAACGTGGCTCGATTGCAGCGGACGGCCCCAAACTCGCTGTCGTCCAGGTCGCCGTCACCGAGGGTGCTGTCGATGACGTAGACCACGCCCCTCATCTGAATCTCATGGATGCGCATGGATGTGTCTCCGGCTTGGGGGGTTTCAATCTGCCAAGTGCTTGGGTGAGGAGCGGCGGAGCCGGTGGCGTGGTCGCCGCAAACGGTAGGCGGTGATGACCGTGCTGCCATCCGTTACCAGGCAGCGATTTCTCAGGCGCTCGACATGGCGGATGAAATCGCGCGCGCTGCCGATCAGCCGGTCGGCATCGCGGTCGCGCAGGACCAAACGGTCGCCCTGCGACGTCGCCAGGAGTGTCAGCAACTCAGGGTCGTTCAGGAGGAACCCGCGCTGACGGAGGCGCTGGTCTGCGTGCTTGGTGATGCGCATGGCGTGCCCTTCGGCGACAAGAGAATGAATGATCAAAATGCAATATAGATTATGGTGTCAACCAGTATTTTCCATGTTTAGAAATACCTCTAAGTAAGAATCAAATCTAACTAACCGATTCCCCATGTTGTCAGACAGCTTAGTTGGAGACAATTGCTAGAGAGAAAATTCGCATGTGCTGAAATTCGGCTAGTGGGCGCAACGCCATGTTGGATCTGGCGACTACTATGCCGGCGTCCACTAGGCCGCGTTGCTAGTGGCGAGAATTTCGGGGTGGGTGCGCTGTGCCATGTGCTGCGCGGGCACATGCGTTGTCGCCATGAGGAACCAGCGGTTCACATGAACAAGGAGTTGCAATCATGAAGCTCATTGTCACGGCCCCCATCCTGCTCGGCGGCGAGCATCAGGAGGTCGGCACCGAGATCGAGGTGCCGGAAGGTCTCGCCCGCGATCTTATCGCCGGCAACAAGGCCGCGCGCATCGGCACGCCGCAGGCCGCCGCGGCGGTCGACGACACTACGCTGGCGACCGAGCCAGAGTCAGCAGCCGCGAAGTCGAAGGGCAAGGCGCCGGCATGACCGTCGAGACCGCAGAGGATCTGGCGGTATTCTTCGACACCGGCGATTTCGGCGAGGGGGCGACCTACCGCCCTGCCAGCGGCCCGGACGTCTTGGTGACGGTCATTGTCGACCAGCCGACCCGCGAGGTGCAGTTGTTCGGTGGTGCGACGAGGGCACCGGCGGTCAGCGTACAACTCCGGGTCTCGGAGGTCGCCCAGCCGCGCAAGGGCGACAGCATCGTCATCGGCGGCACCACCTACGCCGTCCGCGACGCCGAGCGCGATCCGCTGGCTGCGATCTGGCGCGTGACGCTGGGCGAATAGATGGCGCTGTCGATCCGCGAGCGCATTCTCGTCGCCATCAAGGATGCGCTGGTCACGCTTGTCGGCGTGCAGGTCTATCGCAACCAGGCGTTTCCGACCGAGGCCGACCGCGCACCGCTCCTCATTGTCCGCGACGGCGGGCAGAGCAACGACGAGGGCGTCGGCTTCGGCTTGGCCTTCTACACCTTGCGCGTGGCGATCGAGGGCCAGGTCTGGTCGGCAGGCGAAGCTGACATGGGTGCCGACGCCAACGATCTCTATGCGCGGGTCCTGGCGAAGCTCTACGCCGACCGGACGCTGGGTGGGCTGGCGATCGACCTGAAGGAGACCGAACTCGAGGACCTCGACCTCGACCGTGAGTCCGGCAACTTCATCGCCGGCTTCCTGCTGAGCCTCGACGTCTGGTTCCAGACGCGTTCGAGCGACCCCACGGCCCTCGGGCCCGGCTAACCCGGAGCACTTCCGAATGCACGACGACACGTTGCCGCAAGGCGACGGCGGCGAAGCCATGCCCGCTCGCCGACCCGATGCCGCGCCGAGCCCGGCGATCAGCACGACCGCGCCCTCTCTAGATGCGCCATCGCCGCAAACCCCTGACCAGGACGAGGAGTGATCGATGCCGCTTCGCGCGCGCAATGCCGTCGTGCTGGCCAAGGTCGAGGCCACCGCCGGAGTGGATTCTACTCCCGTCGCCGGCACCGACGCAGTGC